GGTTCGTTCGGCGAATTTATCCTGGTCTCTCGAATCGGCCATTGCATCGGCAGCGTGAAGTCTCTTGAAACTTTTGCCCAGGAGAGCATTGTAACTCTGGAATGGGCCTACCCGCCGACGGCACGCCTCGTGGTGCTCTCGCCGCTGCTCGGGACCGCGCCCGCGCTGTCCTGGACGGGGCCTGATGGCCGACACGCTGACCTTCGATGAGGCATGCCACCTCGTCCGCACGCAGATGCTGGCCGGAGGTGCGACGCGTGGCCTGGTCGTGCTCCCCCACGGCCGGGAGTCGGCTGGTGCTTTCCGCGTCTACGTTGGCCTACCCGACGGAGAGATGCTGCTGGATCAGCCGATGGTGCTGGTGGACAAGGCGACCGGGCACACCGTCGTCATGTCGTGGTCTCCGACCGGGCACCCGTCCGATGACTGGCCCGTGGTCACGCAGACCGCCTAGTCCGGTGGCCGGCCGATGACCAGCGGCGCTATCGCGTCGGTCGGTACGAGGTCGTCCACCCGCACGATGGCCACGGCCTGCGCTCGGGTGAAGTAGCCCTTCGATGCCTTGCTGAACGGGGACACGCGCCGCCCCACCTGCGCATCGGTCCACACCACCTGGCCGTTGACCTTCTGCACCGTGAAGATGTGCCCGCCACCACCCCACCAGCCGACGCGGACCCACCCTCGTGCGCCGTCGGGCCAGCTCTCTGCGATGAGCTGTGCCTGCGCTCCGTTGGTCACGTGCGTGAAGTCCCGAGCCCGGCCCTCGGTGTCCCTGAAGCGGTGCAGGATCTCCCGACTGTCGCGTCCTGACTGGCCCCACAACTCCGTGGGCAGCGCCGTGGCCTCCACGTCGTAGCCCCGTCTGCGCAGCTCGTAGGCGACCACGACGTGTGTGCAGTTGATGTTGTAGCCCGGCTGCCCGTACCGGGGGTTGGTGGCCTTCACGTCGATGGCAGCCGTTGACTTGCCCGTCTTCTTCGGCAGCAGGTCCAGACCACCGGGGGCCGTCTTCACGGGCCGTGCAACGGGCGTCGCCTTCTTAGCTGGGACACGCTTCGCGGGCGCCGTCTTCTTGGCCGGCCGTCGTACATTTGTCTGAGACAGCTTCACTGCACGGTTTTCATCACGTGGTGAATTCGGGAAGTCGTTGCCCCGGGGAAAGGCACCCTTCTTGATGGCCTTGCGGGCGTAGTCCTGCACGGACTTCGGCAACCGGGTGGCGTTGGCCAGCGCCCGCTCAGCCGCGTCCAGGCGTACCGAGGGCCGCTCAGAGGGCAGCGACCAGCCCCGTAGCACCGAGCGCAGCGCTTCCCGCTTCAGTGCCTCCACGCGCATCCTGGCCGCTTCGCTGCTCACGTCGTTCGGGTCGTCGCTCGGCAGCACGAAGGCAACTTCACGGCAGCGGCATCTCGGGTGCAGCGGGACGCCGCGCACGGTCGATCCGACAGGCGTCAACGGCTTGCGGCCGAAGGTGAGCCCGCCCCGGAAGTCCTCACCGGCTGCCGCTACCTCACCCGCGTAGGCCAGACAGTGCACGCACGCGTCGCGCTCGGGGATGATGAGTCGGCCGGCACCAGCCTGGTCGGTGACTGCTCGGGTGCCCTCTGACAAGGCACGGTTGACAGTCGTCCGCACGTCACGGTCGGCCCGTGTCACCGCCCTACGAGCCACGCTCAACGCCTGCTGTAGCTCGTCTGAGTCGGTCGCCCGTTCGGCCGCCTGCGCTCCCTCACGCAGCGCCTCGCGCACCGTGTCAGGCACGGCGATGGCCTGCTGAATGAGAGGGATGGGGGTGGTTACCTGCCGCTGAGCTACGCCAAGAGTCTGCGCCGCCTCGTCGGCCGTCTGCTGGATGGCGGTGACGACGTGCTCACGCAGCACGTCCCCGACCTGTGCTGGCACCGGACCGTCGGCCAGCGCCCGGAGCTGGAGGGCTGCGACCCTGGCACCGGCTGCCCGGCCGGCCGGGTTGAGCGAGGCGTACAGCGCCACCGCTGCCCGGGTCAGTGCCTCCAGGGCAGCCCGCAGCGACGCGGTGGCAGCTTCAGCGGCTGCGTCTTCCAGCTCGTCAGGTGAGGGCACGCCCGTCATCCTCCCCACCGTCGTGCCGCCACCGAACCCTGGTGCGCAGCCGATACCTGCGGGGCGTGTGCTCGTAACTCGGTGGCCGGTCCCGACGCGCCTGGACCTCGGTCAGCCTGCGGTCAGACACGGTGCTGACGACAGGTCTTCACGACCCGGGCTGACAGCGAGCCGTGCGGGGCTCCACCGGGCCGGTACGCCCACGTGACGCAGCCGCACGGCCGGTTGATGGCCCAGCCACCGTCGAGCTGCCACCGCTCCACGGCCTTGCGTGCTGTTGCCTCGGTGACGGCCACGGTCTACTCGCCCCCGCCCGTGCCATCGTCGTCGGCCGTGGGCAGGAAGCCGGCCATCACCTGCTGGACCAGCTCGGGTGGGATCACGCCCATGCCGACCCCGGTGCCCATGTCTCGGACGGCCTTGGCCAGCTCGCCCAGCAGCGCCACACGGCGACGCAGGTCCTGCTCGTCGTTGTTGGTCAGCCAGCCGGCGACCTGCTCGGGCTCGTACCCGGCCTCGATGAGCACTTGCTGGACCGGCACGCCCGCGTCGATCTTCGCCTTGGCGGTGGTCCACCCGTCAGCATCGTCCACCGTCTCGGCCGGTGTCCAGCGCACGTCCACCCGAACGACGTTGGTGAAGCCGAGCATGTGCATGGCCTTGGTGAGCGCACCGGACCACACCGGCTCGAAAGCGTCTTCCAGCCGGTCCACCTTGTTGGTAAGAGTGCCCTCGGCTTGACGCCGAGAGTCTCCCGAGGGCTGGTCGCCACCCGGGTCGAAGAAGTGCAACGGCATGTCGTTCACCTGAGCCATCATGCGCATGAAGAACTCGGTCGGCTTCAGGAAGTTGTCCGGGTCGGCCGCGTCCATCTGCACCAGGGCTCGGGTGTTCTTCAGCAGCCACAACTCACCAGGCCCCGACTTCATCTTGCTCAGACCACCCGACAGTGCCTTCTTCTGCTCGTCGGTGAGCGTCTCGTCCTCGTCGGCGGTGAAGTCATCGAAGTCGTCATCATCCTCATCGGCCTCCCCGTCCATGAGGGCAGCGCGCTGCGGGAGCAGGTGGAAATCCACCGTGTTCATCAGCGAGACGATGAGCTTGTTGATGGCGTCCTGGGAGCCGTAAGCCTCCCTGTGCAGAGGCACGCCGTAGGGCCGGGCGGTACGGAAGTGCCAGACGACCTGGCCGTACGGATTGGGCAGCGGCCAGGGCTCCCCGTCCACCTGGTACTCGGTCCAGTGCTCTGCCTCGGTCCCGTTGGTGCCCTCCAGGGTCACCCACTTCTCGATGCGCCCCCGCTTGCCCTCGTCGGGATCGTCCACCGCGCCGAAGTAGTACAAGTTGACGCGGGTCACCTTGCGCTCCCCGGCTCCCTCGTCCCACGTCTTGATGACGAATCGGATGCGTCGGGGGTTCTCCGGGTCGTAAACCGCCCGGGTACCGATGGGGGAGGAGAAGAACAGATCGACCCCGAGCGCCTGGTCGCTCTCGCCGGCCAGCTCGGTGGGCCACACGAACAGATAGCCGTCTCCGAACTCACCTGCCCGCTCGTGCCAGTCGGGAGCCTCCAGGGTGAGTTCGTTCGGGTTCCACACCTGCTCCATGAGCGCCTTGGTGAGCCGGTCCTGGCCCTTTCCGTTGGCACCGATGGCGACCACGGAGCCGATCTCCATGCGGTCGGTGACGGCGGTAACGGCCTTCTTGGCAACGTTCACCCGGAAGCTGGTGCCGGTCTTCTCGATGCGCCGGGCGAGCTTGGCGGAAGCGAAGAACTCGGGCACGTTCCCGGTGAAGTAGTCGTGCGCCTGCTGGTAGTCGTGTTCCGCGTCGCGCAGCTTGGCCAGCCCGACCATGAGGTCGGCCAGCTCGTCGGGGTAGTTGCCGACGGTCGGCTCGTCATCACGGTCATCCAAGGGCATGCCGACATCCTACCGTGAACAGCGATCAGCCCGGACCCTGGCAGGAGTCCGGGCTGATCGGGGGTGGCGCGGCGCGGTCGCTCCCCGGCGACACAACCAGGGTATCAGGTCGCCGGGCCGGCCCACCGACGGCCGGACGGCGTGTTGATCGGCTTGCCGTAGTACGGGGGCAGCATGGCGGCCAGCCCGAGCCGGTTGGGGGATGGGTACCGGATGCGGTTGACGTGCTCCGGCTTGGTCATCGCAGCTTGCTCGTGATGAGCATGACGGCGGCAGCCCGCTGCGTCCACGGCATCTGATCCAGCGCGTCGCGCAGCGGCTGGATGAGGTCGTCCAGCGGACTGCCGGCCTCCCGCATGATCCGGCGCTCGGTGGCGTCCTTGGCGGCGTGCGCCTCGTGCGTCCGGCTCTCCAGCTCCCAGGCAGCGCGCTGAGCCGCGTCCTCGTGCACACCGATGACCCGGGGCCGCTTATCGCCTCCCGTGAAGTAGTGATCGGGCTTGTCCTCGGAAGCGGTCATCTCCACGATGCTGCCGACCGGGTGGCCGGAGACCATCGGCTTCTTGGTGCCGCCCCAGCCCGTGCCGTCGGACTTCTGGTACCAGTAACCGAGCGTTCCTCCGGTGAGGAAACGCCGACCGATGTAGGTCAGCTCAAAGACGTTGTTCATGGTCAGGCTCCGATCAGGTCGTGGATCATGTACTGGATGGTGGCGATGCTGTCGTGCACGGCGGCGATGATGCCGCCGGCCTGGTAGCCCTCGGCAGCGGCCGGGCCAACGGTCAGCACGAGCGCACAGACGAAGACGAACACCAGCCGGTTGGCGATCTGCTGCTTCAGCTTCTCGATCACAGCGCGGCGTCCACGGTCAGCTCAGCCAATCGGTACCACGAGCCCCGCGTCGGGTCGGTCGGGGTCGTGGCCTTGACCACGGAGCACGAGCCGTCCTCACGGACGCCCCACACCCGGTAAGCAACCTTGCCCTGGCCCTTGTAGACGATGGCCCCGACGGTGATGTCGGTAGCGGTGGCGGGGCGGCGGTCCGTGGTCATGTGAACATCATACACACCCTGCTGAGGCGCGTCAAGGCGAAGTTGGCAGCGTGTCGCTCTACAGCGTCGAGACGGACTCCCCGGACGCCTTCGGCTTCTTCGGCGGCCCGAGCCGATGGCGTCCACCTCGTCGTCGTGCGGCGCGTTCGGGAAGCCGATCATCTGCTCCTCGGCTGACGTGAGCCGGCGCATGTGCACGACGCGGCCACGCTGATACCAGGACAACGCCTGGTTGGCCCGAACCTCTTTCTTGATCGTCTGGTGGATCGTCTCGACCCGGACGGGCATGTCGTGGAAGGTCTCCTTCCACAGATCACCGCCCTGGTTCGTCTCGATGTAGATGAGGTGGATCGGCCGACCTTCGGCTTCGCTGTTCTCGATGAGCCGGAGCGCCCGCGTCCGCAGCTCGGAACCTGTCAACCGAACAGATTCGCTGTGCTCCACCTGCGCCATCGGATGCACTACCGTGCCATCCCGCTTGATGGCCGGCTGACGGGAGATGATGGCCAATCCCGACGGGTCGCTGGACTTCTTGGTGGTGACAGCCGGGTCTATGGACAGCAGGCGACGCGTGATGCCGGTGAGCTGCTCGTAGCGGAAGTCGGCATCGGTCCAGTACCCACCGTCGAAGCCTCGCGGGTTGTTGTCGTAGTTCTTGGCGAAGGTGCGGGTGTGCCGGATACGCTCCAGGAAGGCCATCGGCCAACGGCCCGGCCACACTGACTCCTCAGTCCCGTCGTCCTGGACGACGATGGCCGGGTAGTGGTGAACCTGGAAGTTCTCTTCAGCGATCCACGGCTCAGCTGTCTCGGTGGTCGTCTCGTTGTCGGCCTCAGCCAGCATCACGGACTTCACGAGCTGATGAATGATGGAACCGACCATCGTCACGGTGCCCACGATGATGATGCGAGCGTTCACGTTCAGCGGAAGGATGCCGTCACGGATGGTTCCGAGACGCTTCTTCACGCCCTCGCCGGAGTAGCGCGCTTCCTCGGGTTCCACGTCATCGAAGATGATGAGGTCGGGTCGGCGCTGCCCGACCTTCAGCCCGAGGACGGCTGAGTCGATCCCTCGGGCAGCAAAGACGAAACCGGAGTTGGAGAAGTACATAGCCCGGTTGTCAGCCATCAGGATGGAGCCACGGCGCTTGGCCGGAGCAGTCAATCCGGGAAAGTCGTGACGCAGCAGGTCGTTGTTCTCCAGCTCGGACTTAAACGTCTGGAGGTGCGTCTCAGCCTGCGTTGCACTGTCAGCGAACGCTGCGATGAACTTGACATGGCCGTGCGCAGCCGCCCACATCGGCAAGATGAGGAAATGCCAGGTCGACTTACCCATGCCACGGGGGGCGACCTCCACGTGCCGGGACTCCATCGGCTTCGGGGTCGCGCCCATCCACTCCCGAGCCCGGCTCGCCCATTCCTCGTGGACGTGGCTGAACGTCACCTGGTCGCCGGTCTCCGGCGAGCGCAGATGGGAGCGAAGGTAGACGTAGGCGAACAACAGCGGATCGTCTCGCGTCGCCACGCGCCGTGCCTCGGGGTAGGACCACCAGCCGTCGGGCAGCCCGGCCAGGGAGTCAGCGAGCGCGCTCACCTATCGATGATCGGCAGCGGACAGACGGCCGGATCACATTCGCAGACCTGCACGCGGTGATCGCAGACGGCACCGCACTTCTGACAGTGCCGCACCTCATCCTCATCCTCATCCTCGGCCCCGAAGTCCTCATCGAACTCGCGCACGTCGACCAGGGCACGCAGCACGCACCAACCGGCCGGGTACGGGGCCACCTCGGGCTCAGGCACCTCGTACCGGACCCCGCCGACCACCTCGTAGTCGTGGGCGCGCATCAGGTCCAGTAGGTACATTCCGAGCGCATCGGCGTGCTCGGCAGCGGGCAGCGTCGGGCGTGCGTCATCGACCTGCCCCAGCGGGCACAGCGTCTCCAGCTTGTACGTCTGGAGCGGTGGTGCGGTCGGCGCCTCCTCGGTCACTGGTCGACCTGCTCGGGCTGCGCGGCTGTTGCCTTCTCGGCCTTAGCCTCGGCCACCATCGCGGCCATCTCGGCATCCAGCGGGTCAATGGTGATGTGCTCCACGTTGACGTTGATCGGGGCGTCCAGACCGTTCAGCCGAGCGCGGCGTTCGGTCAGTCGAAGCTGGAGCCCGATCTGCGTGGACCGGATGGAGATGGCGCGCTCCACCAGGGCCACGCTGCCCTCCTCCACGCCCTTCGCCCCGATGCGAGCGGCCAGCTCCATGTTGGCCTCGATGTCCCGTTGCGTGGCGTCGAGGCGCTCGTTCTCCTGGAGCCGGTAGGCGTCCACCGTCGGCGCGACGCGGGAGTCTAGGGCCACCTTCATGTACCGGTAGCCAGTCGGCTCGCTGATGCCGTGCTGCTTGCACATCTCGTGCATCTGCCGTCCGGCTACACGGCCGGCCAAGAGCTGTTCCCCGATGGAACGGCGGTCCTCGCC